CAATGTGCATTCCTTGCTATAAACAATATTATAAACAATGGAGACAGGATAGAAAAGAATCTCCAGCAATAGCTGTACCGCAGTCTAAGGTCTGCCAGCATTGCCACCTAGAAAAGCCTATAAGCCAGTTTGGTAAGCGTTCAGTAAGCCCTGATAAGAAACATTACCTATGCTTGCCATGCCACCGTATAGACAACAAGAAGGCTTTAAGGCGTCATAAGGAGAAGAAGCTAAATGCCAGCCAATAGAGGTAAACGGGCTCCGTACAAATATAGAACCGTAGAACAAAGAGGGGTTGTAGGAAAAGAGCCAAGACTCTATAAAGGCTTTTGGACTGTATACAATATGGATCAGGTAATGGCTATGACTCCAGAAGAACTAGATCAAGCCATTGATAAGTTCATAGATGATTTTGCTTATAGGCAGACTAAGAACAATAAGCGATGGGACTTTCCATTACTTCAGATTCATACACGTTGACTTGCTATATAACAAATAGTATAATTAATATGTGAATGCATTTTGTGTCATTTTGCATTTCACCTCCCCTATAAGGTAGGAACCCTTCATTTGCAGCATCCCGCCCAGCCGATGAAGGGTTCTTCTATTGAGAAACAGGGTATAATTAGTACATAATGCAGGGATGTAATAACTAGTGGATATCAGAGATAATCTAAGTGAATACGACGGCGGTGGAGTAAAGCTATATCCATACGCTAAGGAGCTTCATTACAGTACTTCAGGCACATTGAGTATGACCATAGAACTATACGATGACATAGAGACCCAACAATATACATTTGGCTTTAATGTGAACGGAAACCTAAAAGACTTCCTTGATCAGATATATGAAGGAAAGATGCTATGACAGAAGCTTGGAAACCTAAAATGATCATAGATACCAATAAACACGGTATAAGAAGAGAATATCCAGCATCAGGATATAAGACCAATAAAGCATTAAAGAAGAAAGCAAAGAAGAATGTTTCACATGAAACAAAGTAGATATTTTATTATTACTAGAGAGAGCCTTGCAGACATGTGTCTCGTAATGCGAAATAAGGGCAAATTGACATATATACATGGCGATTTGTCGACATATAGACAATGTGTCTCCATATGAGACCATTGACACAAAGGAGAAAATATGCCATATCCAACATATACGGATGAACAGATAACAGAATTTATAGAAATAGCGGGGGAAATGGGAATAGGTCCTGCAATGAGATCATTAGGATATCCTAAGTCATATCATACAGCTAAGAAGTTCTTTGTACAAAGGAATATAGATACACCTACTGCAAATAGCCTTGCTGTTATGGCTAAACAATTAGACATATTCTATACAGATAAAGAGAAAGTATTGGCGGCACAGGCAGTAATAGATAGAACAGTAGAAGCCCTATATGAGGATAACCTTGTATCAGATGATATATCTAAACTATCAAATGCCTTGCATAAAGCTATACAGACAATCAATCTAATTGAAGGTAAGTCTACTAATATCAATGAGAATAGATCTAAGGATGGCTCTGATTTAGCAATCGTAGATATGCTTAATGAAGCCAAGATGAGAAATGAATCTATTAAACATTCTCTTAAGATACCTATGTCTCATATAGAGACCACCCAATCATAGTATATTTAAATAAATATAATTTTTGCTACTCTAGATAAATTTCTATAGTAAAATATATATAAAGGGGAAAAGGAGCACATGACAACAATTGCAGAGTATCTAGATGACATAGACCCTATGTTGCTATCTATTTCTGAGGGACGTAGAGAACTTACTAAATATGATCCTATGTTGTTTGCATTGACCTATTTGCCACACCATTTAAGAAATAGCGAAGATGTTCTTACACTTTCGGAATTTCACTGGGCACTTGCTGAATATGGAAAGACTTGGATCAATAAGCCAACCTCTCCTAAAGAGAATAGAGATGCTTTTATTGCACCTAGAGAATGTGGCAAGTCCACATGGATCTTTTTAATTCTACCTATGTGGGCCGCCGCCCATGGTCATATTAAATTCGTAGCTGCCTTCTCAGATGCTGCTTCTCAGGCTGAGACGCACTTACTTACCTTTAAGAATGAATTGGAGACCAATGAGTATCTTAAGCAAGATTTCCCAGAACTATGCACACCTAAAATTGTCGGAAGCACTGGGCGTTCCCTTGCAGCAAACGCTTGGCGTATTATTCAGGCAAATGATTTTATATTCGACGCTAACGGTATTGATACTAACTCGCTTGGTAAGAAAGTCTTTGGTCAACGCCCTGATCTCATTATTCTTGATGATATTGAAAAGGGTGAGAAAAATTATTCCGAATACCAGGCAGGACAGCAAAGACGAACAGTATTTGACGACATTGCCCCAATGAATATCTATGCCCGCATGATTATTGTGGGTACCACTACTATGCCTAATTCTATGATGGATGAGTTTCGTAAATATGGTGAAGGACAACGTGGAAATGAACTACAATGGATTACAGACCAGAATGTACGTGTTCACTACTTCCCAGCCATTATGACCTCAGATGATGGCTTAGAACGCTCTGTATGGCCTGAGAAGTGGTCTATAGACTGGTTGCAAAGCCAAAGACACCTTCGTGACTTTGCTAAGAACTATATGAATAAGCCAGTTAACCTTGACGGTAATTTCTGGACATTTGAGGATGTAATTATCGAAGATATAGAAGAGTATGGCAATACAATTATATCTATTGACCCAGCCGTTACTAAAAATAAAGTTTCTGACTACACAGGGATTGCCGTGTTGTCCAGAGTAGAGGATAAAGTCTATGTGAGAGATGCTTTTCAGCTGAAAGTATCTCCATCAGAATTATCTGAAAGAATACAAAGTCTTGTAGACTTATATGAACCAGGAGTCATATATGTCGAAACAAACCAAGGCGGTGATCTATGGCAGGATGTATTTAAGAATATACCAGTCAAATATAGATCAATTAGGCAATCTGTTTCAAAGCAAGTCCGTGCAGGAAAAGCTTTGAATTACTATCAGCAAGGAAAAGTAAGACATACCGCTCATTTCCCTGTTTTGGAAGAACAGATGTGGTCCTTTCCAAAGGTCTCACATGATGACGTTCTTGATGCGGTAGTCTCAGGAATCCTGTATTTCCTAGATAACAAAGCACCAAAAGTGCTTGCAAGACAATTAAATTACTTAAGGAGATAAAATGTCAGATATTAAAAACGCTTTTGAAGCCATTACGGCTAAAACAGAAGAATACCACCGTGCTGATGCCTATTATGATGGAACAAATAAAGAAGTATTTGCAAATCAGCGCTGGTTTAGAATGTTTAGATATGAGGGAAGCGACTTTAGATTCAATTTTTCTAAGACAGTCGTTGACTCTGTTCTAAATAGACTTGAGATTGCTCAAGTTCAAACAACATCACCATCGGCAGATGCATACATAAATCAGATCTGGGAACAAACAGATCTAAAAATTGATATGAATGAGATTCACCGTAAGGCTTTGGTCTATGGAGATTGCTATGCAATCGTTTGGCCAGACATGAATGGCCAATTGGCTATTGATTACAACTCACCGCTACACACAACAATTGTTTATGACGAGGAAAACCCAAGAGTTAAGTCATATGCAGCTAAAATGTGGCAGGTAACTCAATCTGATAAGAAGATTATTAGATTAAACATGTATTACACAGACCGTATTGAAAAATATGAGTCAATGGGTGATCTAGAGGTTATTACTCACGCTCCAGACTTTGTTTTAACAGAAGTTATTCCAAATCCATGGGGAGAGATTCCAGTATTCCATTTCCGCACAAATAAGCCTTTTGGAAGACCTGAACATGCTGATGCATATGGTCCACAGGATGCAATTAATAAATTGATCTCAACACATATGTATACAGTTGATTATCAGGGTGCACCACAGCGTTATGCGCTATCAAACGGTGGCAATGCCTCTGAGTTTGAAGACTTTTCTCAAGACGATACAGCAAGAGAGAATTTAGGATCATTGCAGAATGGCCCAGGACAACTTTGGTATCTATCC